AGTACCTTGGCATCCAGCTCTGGAGCCGACAGCGAGACATTCTAGAGTCGATCCGGGACAACCGCAACACGGCGGTGGCTGCCGGGCATGGTGTTGGTAAGTCGTTCGTTGCGGCTATTGCTGTCGCCTGGTGGGTGGACACGCACCCGGTGGACCGCACGTTCGTTGCAACGACAGCGCCCACGGCGGACCAGGTTCGAATCATCTGGGACAACATTCGCCGTGTCTACAATCTGGCCCAGCATCGGTACGAGAAGGGTCTCATTGACCACCCGATGCCGGGGTACATCACGGGAGACAACAAGTGGAAACTCCCAGATGGCACGGAACTCGGATCGGGACGTAAACCGCCGGACCACAACTCTGACGTTGCGTTCCAGGGTAAGCACGCCGACTACCTCTTTGCCATCGGCGACGAGGCGGTTGGCCTGAACGGCGGCTTCCTTGAGGCTCTTGGCAACATCGCCACTGGTCCCGCGAACCGCCAGCTCCTCCTTGCGAACCCCACGAACCCGTCGTCCCCGATGGCTGCACTGTGGGCGGACCACATCACCACCTGGAACCGCATGCACATCTCGGTTCTCGACTCCCCGGCGATCACCAATGAGCCTGGCTTCGAGATCACCCCGGACATGTCGCTTTCGGGGCAGGACTACGTGGATCAGATGCGGGAGCGCTGGGGCAAGGACCACCCGATCTACATTGCCCGTGTGCTGGGGCAGTGGGCGTTCGACGCCAACAACCTAGTGTTCAGCCCGGAGCATCTGGCGTCCGCACAGAACACGATTGTCATCCCAGACGACGACCTTATGCCGGAGCACGGCTGGGATATCTCTGCTGATGGCCCCGACTACACGGTGGGCTACGAGATGCGCGTGGGCTACGTGTGGGAGGTTGACCCGTTCGAGGGACGCCCCACGAAGATCACCGACCAGATTGGGTACCGCGTTCGCAAGCTGGACAAGTGGAACAAGACCCCGCTGGTGACGATGGACCCGTCCAAGCCCAGCTCGGCGTCGAAGATCCACGAGAAGGCTGTGGAGCGCCAGGCGTCTATCGTCAAGGTGGATGCTGCGGGTATCGGCAAGTCGATCATCAACGGCATTCAGAGCATCGAGCCGGACTACGCTCTGGTGGAGTACTTTGGCCAGCGTCGGGCCTTCGATGACGACTCCTACGATTCATCTCGTGCAGAGTTGTTCTTCCTCATGCGGGATGACATGGTTCTGGGCCGCATCGACCTGGACCCCGAGGACAAGGAACTCATCAATGAGCTGTCCGGCATCCAGTACGAGGAGACGAACGCTGGCAAGCTGAAGATCGAGACGAAGAAGGAGATGCGCGCCCGGGGCATGAAGTCTCCTGACCACGCGGACGCCGCTGCCTACGCTCGTTACCCCGAGGAGATGATCCTTGCCGGACTCAACGCACTCCCCGCGGGTACCGAGGTCGTCATTGACCCGGAGGACTTCTTCGAGGAGGATGAGTACACGTATGGCGCTCCGGGGTTCCAGATGTGAGGCGCACCCGCCACCTGTTAGACTGGAACCGATTCTTTTGAGGTGAAATTTGACCGCTTATCAGTCGCTCGTCACTCCCAATCTGCGAGCCAGGGCAAACGCAGGCAACTGCCTTGTTATGGCGCAGAACATCACGGGAGCCCCTGTCGCCAACCCTACCGCTACGGTTGCCGCTAACGCAACCAAGATCCGGCACGCCACCCGGCAGATGCCCAACGCCGTCTGCGTCCTGTGGTTCGACCACTGGGGTACTTACGGCAGCCCCCCGTATTACGACAACTTCGGTCACGTCGTAGTCTACGTCCCCGGTCGTGGCTTTGCAAGCTCCTCCCCGAACTGGTGGGAGGCGAACAACTCCAACACCGGAGGCGGGATCTACTGGTATCCCACCATTGCCGCGGTGGAGAACGCCTTCAACGCCCGGTTCCGTTTCTGGACCGAGGACATTAACACGAAGCGGGTTTGTAAGCCCGTTGCCGCCGCACCCCCCGCCCCTACCCTGGAAGAAGATGACATGATCTTTATTCGCACCAGCGCCAGCGCACCTGTCTACGCCTGGAGCCCGCTCACCCGCAAGTCCACCACCAAGGGCTACTCGAAGGCTGAGTGGGATTCCATTCAGGCCGCTTATCGAGCCTCGAACGGCAAGGGCGCTCCTGTTGTGAACGTTTCCGCCGCCACGTTCCAGTCGATGACGGGCCGCAAGCCGTAATCGCCGGAACCCGCAGAAACCCCGCTCAGATAATTGGGCGGGGTTTTTGTCGTATACTGGAGTAGATATGACTGAGATTATGAGTGAAAGCGCCGAGATTCTTTCTGAACTGCCGGAGGATCTCCGCGAACGCTATGAGACGGCCCTAGAGCACTTTGAGGAATCGCTCCCCCGGGTCAACACGATGCTCAATTTCGAGGATCGTGGCTGGCTTGATATGTTCTCTGGCGCGATTACCAACGGAGATATCGCAGGGCCGGATCTCGAACTCGCTCAGAGCACTTCCGAGCTTTCCCGGGAAATGTCGGTGGGCGCGCCCCTGGTTTCCCGCGGTCTGGACCTTCGGCAGTCGTATGTTTGGTCCAAGGGCATTGTCATCACTGGAGCACCTCAGCCGGGAGATGCGGCCAAGGTGAAGCGAGGCCCCAAGGGCAAGAAGGAGCGCTTCTTCTCAGACGGTCGTATCCAGCGCTACCTCCTCAGCTCTGATGCCCACCGGGACATGGAGGACGCCGCATTCAACGACGGCCACTTCATGTTCCTGGGGGACGACCAGAATCTCACGGGGCATCCGATCCCCTTCTCCGAGATCGACCGTGTTCTCCTCGACCCCGACTACGAGGGCGAGGTCATCGCGTACCGCCGCAACTACAAGAAGAGCACGGCTTTCGGAGAGCGCAAGCAGAGGATCGTATGGTACTACGTTGACACGTACACCGATACCCGCAAGCACCCCCAGCCGGACGCCACCGAGGTAGACGTTCCGGTCGAGGTTGACAAGAGCAAGACGCTGTTCGTCAAGGCGTTCAACACGAAGATCGGCTGGCCCATTGGCCTCCCGGACTCCCTGGCTGGCCTGAAGCACGCTCGGATCTACGCCGAGATGATGAACGACGGTCGCATCGTCCAGAGGGCCAACTCCAAGTTCGCCAACAAGGTGAAGTCCACGAACACGGCGACCGCCAAGGACACGGCAGCCAAGATTTCCAAGGCTCAGGGCGTGGGCAACTCCGCCGTCATGGGCAAGGAGAACGAACTGATCTCCATCCCCCAGGCGAACCGCGCCTACGACTTCAACGGCCTCCGCCCGGTGGCTGCTCAGGTTGCTACGGCGTTCAACGTGTCGGTAGTCCATCTTCTCTCCGATCCCGGTGCTGCTGGTAGCTCGTATGGCTCCGCCTCGAACCTGGATCTCCCGACGAAGCGGGCTATGGTCGCCCGCCAGCGCGAGTGGGTTGGCTTCCTGGAGCGCGTTCTCCGCTGGGGTACCGGCGAGGACCTGACTGTCGCCTTCCCGTCCCTGGACGACCCGGACCCGTACCGCGAGGGCCAGCTTGTCACGATGCTCTGGGGTACCGGAGTCATCCAGCCCGATGAGATGCGGGAGCGTTCGCTGGAGATCGGTGGCTTTACGCCGAACCCGGAGAAGGGTCTGCCAAAGGGCGTCCTCATGCCGAACAACAAGGCGAGTGAGAAGCCTGCTGTGGCACCGTCTGCCGCTTCCCCCGATCAGGGCAAGAGCAACGGCACTGGCGGGGTATCCAACGCCGCGTCGAAGGACCTCCAGAAGGAGTCTCTGGAAATGTCTGAGATGAAGGACATGATTAAGGAACTCTCCCAGCAGATCGAGATTCTTTACCAGCGTCAACTGGATAACGGCACCGCCAATTAAGCGTGTGCTATTCTAGTTAATGACATGGTTGATAAACTCCTCCTCGAATCGAGCGGCACGCCTGAGAAGGCTGGTAAGGGCCGTTATCTCGTAGCGATTGCAACTCCCGGGCAGGGTTCCAGCGGATTCTACGCTGAATCCATGCTTGAGGAGTTTGGCCCCAAGGCTTTCCCCAAGGGCGCTAAGTGCTTCGAGAACCACGAGGCCAGCCGGAAGCCCACCGACATGATCGGTACGTTCCCGGAAGGCGCTTACTGGGACTCGGATCGCAAGCAGCTTATGGGCGAGCTTGAGGTCTTCCCCCACTGGCAGGACTTCATGGAGTCCGTCGCCCCGCATTGCGGCATTTCCATCTACATGGCTGGAAAGGCTGACAAGGAGGGCAACGTCACTGAACTTGTTCCCGACCGCCAGAACGGCGCTGATCTTGTCTCTTACGAGGGACTTGAAGGCTCCAAGGTCGTGGAAATGCTTGAGTCGGCTCGCAAGGCTGGCTCAGAACCTGGTGTCACAGCGGCACAGGAATCCAACCGGAAGGATGCATCTGATATGGATGAGGCAACGGCTCAGAAGCTTATTGCCGCCATTGAGGCTCTGCTCGCCCGAGACACCAAGGCTGCTGTTGAGGCTGCCCAGGTCGAGGCGGACGAGACTCTTGCGACCGAGCGCGTGAAGCATGTGCTCGCTGCTAACGAGGCTATCGACAAGGCCGATATCTCGAAGCGCCAGGCTGCCGCACTCCGCGAGCAGGCTGCGAACGGGGCGGACGTTACCGCTCTCATCAAGGAGGCCGAGGAGACTCGTGCCGCCATCCTGGAAGAGTCCGCACCTGAGCGTGAGGTTGTTGCTGGCCGTGTCGCCGGTGCTGCCGCTGGCCAGGGTCTCGCGATTGGAGCGTGGAGCAACTAATGGCACTTAACCTCGTTTACCGCAACACCGACTCGAAGAACCGAGTCCGCGACCTGGGTAAGACCCTGGCGTCGGGCCAGCCGGTCATCGCAGCCGGTCGCCCCGCTAACACCGTCACCGGTTCGGCGGACTACACCCGCACCGAGAACCAGTTCGGCTACACCATCTCGGGTATCCCGGCTGGCGGCATCGGTCTTGAGGGCCAGGAAGTCACGCTGGCTTTCGACGGCACCTGGGAGTACCCCGCTGCTGACTTCGACGGCACCAAGCCGGACCCCCGCACTGTTGCTCAGGACACCGACGTGAACTTCGTCGTTGCCTCGGGCAAGCTGACTCTTGCCGCTGTCGCGGGCACCACCGTGGTTCCCTTCGGCAAGATTGACCTCACCAAGGACTACGACCGTTCGCGCGGTCTGGTTCCCGTTCAGATCGGAGAGCGAGCCTAATTATGGCCGAGTACAAGGACATTCTGACCCTCGATGGTCGTCTGCGCCAGGCCCAGGCGGGCGTTACCAAGCGCAAGCTGGAGGCCGCTAACGGTCGTCTGACCCGTGCCATGCGTGGCGATCACCGGGCTGCGGGTGAGTTCCAGGAGGCTATGGCCACCACGGATCTCCCCTTCAACGCGGCCCACCTGGTCACCGCTGAGCTGCTCCCGCAGTTCGATGAGGCCCCCCGCACCTGGAGCCAGATCGCTGGCGTTCGCGTGGTCAAGGACTTCCGCGCCGTTCAGCTCTACAGCCTGTACGGCGATCTCGTCGGCTCGGGTATCCGCGAGGGCGGCGGCGCTGCTCGTGTGGATGAGGCTGCGCCCTACATGCACGCCACCATCACCGGGCGTGAGGCGTTCCACGCTAAGATCGCCAAGAACGGCTTCCGCTTCGCGTACACCTGGGAATCCCGGGTCAACGACGTTGAGGGCTTCTTCGCCGGTCTCCCCGCTGAGCTTCTGGGTGTCGCTATCGACACCGAGGAGGCCGAGGTCTACGACGCCCTTATCGA